TTGTAATTTGATCTCTTGCAAGAATTGTACTTGAGCTTGATCCTTCTCGTATTTGTACTTCGAGTTTTTCTGGCATACTTGTATACGCTGAAGGTGCTGAATAAGAGTACGTATTTGATGTAGTATTCTGAACACTAACATCATTTTTAAAGAACTCATAATATACAGTATCGCTTGTATTTAGAGCTGTCGCCGTAGCTGTAGCTGAAGAAGGGCTTGGATTTGCTCCATTTGTGTCATATTCAAAAGTTTGGTCTGCAATCGTTAAATTTACTGCTCTTGCATCATCCCCTGCTGCTCCGTCTACTCCTTGTGCCCCTGCAACTCCTGCAGTAATTACGTATACTATCTCAAAAGAGTAATTAGTACTACTATCTGTTACAACTTTTGCAAGTATAGTATCTCTTGTAACATCGGGTTTAAAACTTTGTTTAAATATAGAAGTTCCAGAGTATGCTCTTGGTACAACTGTATCTAACTCTAGTGAAGTATCAGATGTTATTCTATTGATTCTTGCCATAAAGCGAGTAGCTTCTTCTGCGCTATCAATAATAAATAAATCTCCTATATTATAATCTGTTAAAAATGTAGTGCTTGAGCCTGTTACAGTTCCTTCTTCGTTATCTATAGTAACGGTTCCTGTAGCACTTGATATTCCTGCATTTGCGGCTCCAACTTCTGCAAAATATTCAAAATTAAAAGGATTTCCATCATTATCTTCTGCTTTTGTATCAATTTTCAACTCTACTGCTTTTAAATGATCTGAAGTTGCATCTGCATCAAATAGTAAATAAGCTGTTGCACTCGATCCCATTCCTGAAAAAGCTTGTTCAGTATTTCCGGTACCTGTACTAGAAAATAAAAATTCTTGTTCGTTTCGAGACAAGAATGTATAAGTAGATGATCCAATTGAAGCTACTCCAGTACTTTCGTCTATATTTAGTGCTTGATTTAATGCTCCTCCTGTAAATAATCTTCCAATCTGTGTTGGTGTTGGTAGTCCTTCTTGATTACCTACTTCAATAGATTTTTGAACAGTTGCTGACTTCATTTGCTCTGTATTTATTGTTCTAATTCTAAAAGTAAAGACTCCATAAGAAGAAATAGGAACATCTATAAAACTTGTATCTTTTGTTGCAAATATTTTTTCATATACAGGTCTGCCACTTGCATTATGTTCTATTTCATAATAGTTTAAATGTTCATAGATAGAATTTACAGCATTTCCTGATGAATCTGTTCTTATGCTTGTAGGGTGCTGCCATTGCAGTCTTATAATTTTTGCAACTCCTGTTATAGAGGTATCATCTTCTACACTTGGATTTAAGTCTTGTTTTAGTGATAAAGTTACGGATTTTGGAACGGGTACTTCATCTGTATAAGAAGGAAGTTTTCTAATTGGTTGTTCTTGTTGTAATTTATAGCCTCTATCAACTAAATCAAATTTACTTGCTTCATATTTTATTCCTGTTATTTCATATCTTCCTTTTGAAGATTCATTAACTCCAGTAATTACATATTGTTTTGCAGAACCATCATCAAGAGAACCATCTGACTTTATTTCTTTAATTGCCCAAGGCATGTCTTGTGCAGGTGCACTACTAAAGGCGTTTGATACTTGTATTGCAGTTACAGAACTTCCTGTACTTGAAATTGTTTTTGTTTCAACTCTACTATTTGGATTCCAATTTAATACTAAAACATTTCCGCTATCGTCTACTGCATTTGAAGCTTCTGCACTTGTATCAATAGTTACTAGAGTGCCCCCAACTGTTGCTTGCGGGATGTAGTCTCCTCTTGTATATGAAATACTATTAATTGTTGCACTTTCTTGTCCAAGAAAAGCACCACCACTTGGATATACAATTGAAAGTTCAAAAGTATTACCGCTTGATAGATTTATAGCACTATCTACATTAATTGTAGTAGTAGTATTACTCTCTGAAGTTCTTCCACTGAATCGTATATGATCTCTATCTGCATCTTGTACATTTACTACATCTCCAGGTTTTAAAAATCCGCCATTAAAACTAGTTTCGAAACTAATTCCTTCAGTTTCCATAATTTCTGTAAGTAAAGTCCACTTACCAAATCTATGGGCTTGACCTCGAGAAGTACAACCAAAAGCCACAACATCTTTAGAAACTATTTTTCCAGTTTCGAGTATATTATTTGTATCTTCTACAATCTCTACTGCTTTTTTATACATAGAGTCTGGGTCATTCCAAGTTACTCGTACTTGATTACTTCTATATTGAGATTTTGTAGATGTATATGCAAATTTTCCTGCAATTACATTTGATTTTGAAAAAGTATAAACAGGACTTTGAAATCTATTTTGAGAAAATTGTATTTCACCATTTAACCAAAACATCATTCCTCGGAATATGCTTGTGACATCTTTTAATACTTTTAAGGCTTCTGCTGCTTGTGCTAAATATAAATTGCAAGTAAAACGAGGTTCTGTTCCTCCCTGTCCATCACTTACAAGCTCGTCACAATATCTTGCAATTCTATATAACTCGTATTTATCAATCTGCGAAGCATCAAAATATTTTCCAACTCCATATCTATCATTTGTTACTAAGTCATAAAATACCCATGCTGGATTATCTGTATAAACAGGTTGATGATTTACGTGTGCGGCATTAAATGTTGCTTTATCTCCACGAAAATTTCCATCCCATTGTTGGTATGAATTTTCATCTGCACCAGTAGTTACGTTTCTGTCATATCCTGCAACACTTCTATTTCCTTCTGTTCGAGGAAAATAATTTGTAGGAACTTGTATTAAGCGCCCTCGTACATGATAACCACGAACAGGCAATTTTCCAAAAGACTGTGCATCAAAAATAAGAGCACCATAAGCAGATAATGGGTATGAAAGTTTATCGTCTATTATTGCTTCAATTGTTTGTAAAGTACAAGGATTCGTATGGTCGTAGTCTCCATGTCGTGCATTTGTAGGATTTACTCTTTCTATTTTTACTTGAAAGTCAGAGAAAGGTTGAAATTCTTCCATGTTAATTGTAAAAGTTTCAATGAAAGGTGCTTTTGTTTCTGCTTCAACAAATCCAGTATTCATTCCTAAACGACCTCTAAAATTTGAAGTTCTTCTGCCTGTAGGTCTTGCACTAATTTGTGCATCTGTTGGACCAAATATCTGTACTTCCGTAAAAGAAGAATCTCCTGCTCGTTTAAATCCTAGAAATATTCGTAACTCAACATGTGCAGGAGCTTCATGTCCAGACTTTTTCTTACTTGCAAGCATCATAGGAAATTTAAAAGTTAATTTAAGTTTGTCTATTTCGGGCTGATTATTAATACCCATTGTGCTAGCAGAAATTGTAATAGGAGATGCAGTTGCATTTCCAGTTGTTGAATGATATCCTCCACTTGTTATATTACTTTGACTTCCTGTTATAGAAGATAGATCTGTTTGATTTATTTCTGTATTTGCAGAATGTACAATTGAAGCGCTTCCAATACCTGGAAAATTTTGAAGAAGAGGTTGATCTCTATATCCATTCATAAAAGCATATTGAAATGCTCCATGATTATAAATAGGAGTATCTGAAATATTTCTTTTTGGAGTAGTTGTAAACGCAGTAACATTTGAAACATCCCTTACATCTGTTCCTTGTGCTGATATATTTGATATGACTGCTGTTGTTGAATTTGTAATTGAATCTATTTTTCCTACTTTATCCACTGTTCCGTCTACATTTGATACTGTGGTTGAAGCAGGTAAAGCTAGTTGCACAGAAGTTGCTGAAGTAAAAGCAATTATTTCTGATCGAAGAACTCCGCCATTTACTCCTGCTCCGCTTACTGTTACGAATTGTTTCATTCCATCAACAGTTCCCGGTATGTAAACATCATTTGAATTAAAGAAACTTGAACTTGCAGTTACAACGTTACTTCCTGCAGTCATACTTAGTCCACTTGAAATAGCTTTCTTTGCTCCCGCTATATTTATATATCTGTCTCCATCATTTACTGATAATCCACTAAACATAGTTCCTACATTATCTACAATAGTTAGTGTGCTGGCTGTAAAAGAAGCATTTAAACTTTCTGCAATATTATGTTTAACCCCTGCGGACCCAATGGTTGCTGCAGTTTGGTCAAGATAAATAGAGTCAGTGCCATTTACAAGTCCTTGAATTGGACCCTCTGATATAAGATCATAAACAACTGCTGTTTGATATTCATTCGGATTATTTACTATGGATGAACTTGATCCTGCTCCTTGTGCTTGCCCACCATTTGTTAAATCGTAAAATCTACCTAAATTTTTCATTTAAATTGTCCCGATGCTCCATTTCCGCCTCCGCCTGCTCTATTATGTCCACCTGCACTCTGTCCTGAATCTCCGTATGAGCCATTAGGTGAACTTGAATCTGGAGAAATAATTGTATATCCTGTTTGTTGATAACTTATTTTATAGTCTATAAAGCCTATATTTGTAAGTGCTCCGCCTACTATGAGTTCTCCATATAGTAAAGGCACTGGTATTCCTTGTTTTGTATTATTCTGAGGTCCGTCAAAGAGATAACTGTCTCCTGCTTCTGAAGGACTTTCCGGTGTCATATATCCGACAACACCCGACATTGCGAGCCCCACACCAAGTGTTGATACTCCCCAAGCTGCTACTTCTCCATATTTTACGATAGCTGCAGCTGTTTCGAATTCTCCTACGCCTGCTGCTGCACTTGCTGCTTCTTTGGTTAATCCCTTTATCCAACCAGGTCCATATATAATTAATATTGCTCCTACAATTATTTTTAATGCATCACTAAAGCCTGCTCCTGCTGCTTTTGGAGTTATTACTACAATGTCTTTTGGTTTTTCTAGCATAACGGAATAACCATCTTCTAAGAAATCATCTCCATTTAGTATATCAAAATCAATCCCTTTTTCTGCGCTCTCTACTATATATTGTTTGAATCCTTCTGTTTGACAATCAATAAGTTTAAATATATCACGAAAGTTAGACGTAGCCATATGCCAGTCCGTTCCAAACTTTTCTCCGAGTTCTCCCATTAGCTTAACGTGGGTCATATATTTCTACTCCTTTATCTGGGTATGATACAATTAAATATGGTATCTGTAATGCTTTTGCCGAGTCTTTATCAAGCTTGCTTGGATGACAATCTTGCATATAGTGACTATGGACTATATATTTTATTTTAGAAATTAACTGATACTTGCCTAAAACTTTTGCGTCAATTTCAAATTGATTTTCTTCTGTGGATATATTCTCACAAGGAATATATTTTTCTTCGTTATTTTGCTCAACAATAAGTCCACACATTTCACGAGGTGCCTCGGCAGCTGCCTGAGCAAATATTTCATCGAGAAATTTCACTGAAAATTCTTTGAGCCTGGAAAAGCTCCAAATGGTAATGTTACTGTAGTATTTATTTCTGCTTTTGCTCTTGAAGTTGTTGAAGTAATATCTACAGGTGAAAAACCAAATCGTTTTCCACAAGAAGTTAATGATTTTCCACACTCATCTGCTCTTCTCCAAAAATTATTAAATCCTGGTGCATTTCCCGAATGAGTGACTTTTGTTTTCCAAGCATAAGTTTTTCCACCACTTGTATAAGTAACAATATCATTTAATTTATCGTCTGTGTAAGCATTATAAGTTGTACTATTTGAATATGCTCCTTGATGCACTCTCACTCTATCAAATTTTGCATTTGAATCAGAAGGAGTACCAAGTGATGTTTTTGTTCCTGCTACATTTACTATCCAATATTCTGTTATACTTGCACTTGTAAAAGAGCCATCAGTATTTACTTTGACTGCTGTTCCTGATGTGCTTATATAATCACTTACTGCAAAACTTGTACTTCCTCCAGCTGCTGTATAGTTTGTAAAACTTCCACTTGCAGGAACTATATACTCGTCATCTAATGTAACGTATACTGTATGTTGTACACCATTTACTGCCGATCCAGAGGTAGAGTAATTCTGACGTGTAAACTTACTTTCTCGATGCCAACTACATCCACCACATTTTTCAGATTCGGCTAAGTCTGGGCTTGCTCCAGTATATTCCCAAGGACATGCATTAGATATAATTTCTCTTGCTGGAATCTTTATACCTTGTAAATCAAAAGGAGCAGTTAATTCGTATGAAAGGGTTAGTGCGTCTCTTGCATTTATTTTTGATATTGTCCAAACTTGTCGTGTAAATTCTACTGGAGTATTTCCCGAGCCTGGGTCAGAAGCTTCTCCTTGCAAATACCTTTTTAGTGTTAATCTTCTTATAACTTTTTTACCTAATAAGGCGTCATAATTTGTTGTTCCTATCGCTGTAGAAAATGTATTGTCAATAATTGCTACATTGAAAACAGGTCTTGCGATTGCTCCTGTAGCTTTAATATCAAAACCATCCATTGTAATAGGACAAGGAGCATATGTTCTTAGTGTGCTAGGCGAATTATAGTCGTATAGTTGTAAAGAGGAACCATCAGAGTCCTCTCCTCGTGTAAAATATGCAAAAGTTCCATCTGGTTTTTCTACTTCAAAAAGTTCAACAAGTTCGGAACCTGGTGATTGTTTTTGGAAATCACTTACTAGTGTCATGATTCGTAAACTCTTCTAACGGTTGCACTTAAGCTATAAAAATTGTCATACGCCCAAGTTTGATTCCATTGTGAACATACACAGATAATTGTTTCTGTATCAGAACTTTCGTTACTATCTTCTAAATTAAATTTAAAGGTATCTACGCCTTTTAAACTTTCAAAAAATGCTACAAGATTATCAATCTCTGCTTTTGGTCGTGTGGTAAAAGACAAAGTCATAGTTTGGTCTAATATGTTGATTCCGTCTGCTAGTCGTTGCTCGTACCCATCTCCAAAATTTGCAAGCAGTACTCTTGGAGCATTTGATCGTGCAACTCCTTTATCAGGTTGTACAGGCGCAGAAAATCCTGCTATGTTTCCATTGTCTGATCTATATATTCCAAATGCCATGATTTATTAATAAGGGCTCAATGAGCCGCCTGGTCGTTGTTGTTTTGCAATTTCTGTTTGTACTGCAGTTGAGATTGCTCTTCCTAGTGCGTACGCTTCTTCTCCAGCTCCTTCGGAACTAGTTTCTCCTGTTGTCATATTTACATTTACGCTAATATTGTTTACGCCTGTTCCTCCAGACATTTCTACTGGTATGCTTCTTCCGTTTGGAAGGGGTACGACTGCCTCTGTTCCGTGAAGTATTGCGGGATAGCCTGAATCTGGTCCGTCTGATACTCCACCTGTTCCAAATGAACGATAGCCAGGAGCTTTCATTATTCCACCATCTCTACCTCCAAGCCCTCCACCTGGAAAGAAAGGAATAGATCCCATGATTGCGATTGCTGCTTGTTGAGCAAGTATTTGAGCCATTGCTGATAGTATAGATTTTGTCATATTTAAGAAAGCGTCTTTTAGATTTGTTGTGCCTTCTATTAGTCCTTGTATTGCTGTTGCCATTCCTTGTTCGAAAGAATCTCTAAATTGCATTTCAACTTGTGCTAAAAGATTTGCTTCTTTTTCTGCAATTGCTAGTTTTGACTCAAGAAGATTTAGATCAGCCTGTAATTTTACAGCTTCTGCATCAGTTTCTTGCATTCCGAGTTTTTTCTTTTCTGCAATTAAAGTTTCTATGTTAAATTGGGTAACTTTTAATGCCTTAATTTTTTCTTCTTTTTTGATTTGTCCTGCTACTAATTTTGATTGTCCTAAAAGGCGTTCATTCATTTTTGTTTGTTGATTTGTTTTATTTGCAATCATTGTCATTTCAATATCATGAAGTTCTTTTGCTCTAGCAAGAGCTGCTGCACCTAATTGACCCATAACTTTTTGATCCGTGGCAGCATCAAATAGAGGAGTACCTGTTCTAGAAGGTCCCATAATACCTTTGTCATCTCTTTGTGCCATAATTTGATCAAACTTTTCCTTTCCTATAAATTGTGCTAAATTTTGTCCTGTAGCATCATCTATAACTTGATCAAAAGATTTATCCATATCTTTAAATGCTTGTAAGTCTAATTTCGATAAATCACTTAAACTATTTCCATAGTCTCTTATAGATTGAGTTATTATGCTCAGTCCTGTAGTAGGTGCTTTCATTTTTGCAAGAGCTTTTCCAAATTCTTGAGTAGCATTTGTTAGTATTTGAGTTACAGTTGTATATTCTTTTAGTTCTTGAGTAGCTAAAGTTCCATCCTCTGCTAAATCTCCAAGAGCTTCTTGGACTACTCGCATTCCTGAAGCAGTAATGCCTGACACGCCTGAGCTATCTCTTAATGCGTCATTAAAAATTTTAATTCTACCAGTAACATCATCATAGAATCTAGATCCTTCTTTGAGTCTGCTTTGTTGTAACTCTAGACTTTTTACTGTTTGTTCTAAAATTTCTCTTTGGCTTTTTCCTAATACTCTTTTATCATACCCTAGCGTACTATTTTGCCTTTTTCTTGTTTGTTCCATACCACCAAAAGCTGTATCTGCACCAGCAAAACTAAAGTTTGCATAAAAATTAGCAAGTTGATTTACTTTTGATAACAATGTTTTTGTATGTTTTAAATTGTTATTTAGTGCTCCTAATTCTTTATTCTGTTCTTTAAAATTATTTGCGATTCGTTTTGAAGTAGCTTCGAATTCAAGAACAGCAGGATCTTTAAATTTATCTAGTAGCTGTCCTAATACTCCTACTACGGAAACTATTAATCCTGCATATCCTAAAAAGGATATAAAAGATGTTAGTCCTCGACCCATTGTTTTCATAAATCCGATAAAATTACCATACTCAGCCTGCATAAGAGCTAAATTTGCTCTAAAGTTAAAATACATCTTTTTATATGTTACTGCTGTATCTGCTTGTAATTGGAAATTTCTAGCTTTTAATATTGCTAGTGTTTTCCGTGCTTCCGTTCGTGTGAAGGTTTCGAAGTTTAATACAGTAGATTTTTTAGCGTTCATTGATTTTTGTAATTCTTGAATGTCAACTTGTCCAAAACTACCTTGTTGAAATTTTCCTAATCTTGAACCTTTATAAAATCTACTTACATCTTTACCTGCTGCTTGTGAAGCTGCATCTACATCTATTTTTGGTACTTGAGGAGTAATCGCAGATAAAATACCAGAGCCTAATAATGCAAAAGCTCCTGTAAGAGCATAAATATTTTTTGCGAGTCCTCCGGCAATAAATTCTGCAACTCCTGTAAGTCCTCCCTTAATCTTATTGATTAAATCATCAAAGGTTTTTGCAAGTTTTGTAAATTCATTTAATCCTGTGTTAAACTCTCCAAATTTACTTTCCCCTTGTTCTAATACTTCGTTTACAACGGCTTGGGATTTTTCAAATATATTTAAATCTTTTGCGGCTTTTCCTATTTTTGCTCCATATTTTTCTGCTGCAATTTCAAGTCGAAGTATAATACCTAATTCATCTAATAATTCTGGCTCTGCTTTTGTAACACCTCGTACTAAACGATTGAGTGAATCTGTTAAATCTCTACCAAGTGCTATAGAAGCATTTTTTGCTACTACACCAATTCTTGCCAGCTGATCTGAAGTAACTCCGGCGGCTTTTGCTATAGCAACTGATTGAGCAGCTTCTGCAAATGCTAGCTGTCCACCTGTTGCCTCTTGTAATCGTGAGGTTAATAACTTAAGAGAATTCCCTGTAACTGTAGCATATTCTCTTTGTCCTTCTATAAGTATTCTATAATTTGCAGCATCTTGTAAAAATCTAAAAGCTGCTCCAATGGCAAATACGTTAGCAGCCAAGGTAGCATATGCAGGCACAAGTCCTCCTGTAATGCCCTGAGCCATCTTTGAAAAGTTTTTGGTTGTGTTTGAAGATGCCTGAGCAGCACCTTTTAATCGTCTGTCTGCAGAATGCGCAGAAGTACCTGTTTTATCTAGACTTTTACCTAGTTTATCTGCCTGCTTTTTTGTAAGTTCAATGTCTTTACCGTCTACATTGATCTTAATTTTTATATCATTTTTTGCCATTAGCCTTGTACGTTGATTCCTGGTTTTGCACCAGCTTTAGCTTTATTTTCTGAAGCTTTTCTTTTTCTTTCTTGTGCTTTATTTATTTTATCTGTATTTCTTGCTTCTATATGTTTTATAAAGTACAGACAAGTTTTTTTATCTTTTACTTTCCAAATATCAAGTAGTGTTCCTATCGAAGAAAAATCTTTTCCCATATAAGAACCACTCGTACCGTCCCAACGATCAGGTAAAAGGTCATGCAATAAAAAAGCCACCTGAACTTCAAGAGGATAGTCCTCCAGAACCGGTGGCATTTCGTTAAAGTCGGGAGTTTTACCTGTTTGTTCACATATATCTAAGTAAACTTCAAGTTCTATTTGTCCGTCTTTATATTGTTTGTCTAAGAGACCAAGTATTTGTTTTACTTGGCTCTGGTAAAATTTTCTAGATCACCTGTTACTTCAGTAACCCAAGTGTCGAAATCTGCTGCATTCTTCATGAGAGTTTCGGCATTTTCTTGAGAAAATAAAAGTTCATCTTCGGGATCAAGACTACTAATGTCCACCAATAGAAGCTCTTCGAGGTAAGAATATTTTAAGCCTTTCCATCCCTTAATTACAGCTTTTACATACTCTACTAAAAATTTATCTTCATCTAATTGTTCGTCAAAAGCTCTTGTTTTACGATTAAACTTTTGTGATAAACAACGATTTCGTAGTTTTAGTAGTTCTTCTCTTGCTAAATAGCAAAGGTCGACTGAAAATCCTGGCATGCTAGGATAGTCAACTGCAACTGTTTTACTTGGAGTTAATAAACTCGCTAATGATACTGATTTGTTTTCTTGTTCTGTCATTCTGTTTCCTGGTTAAAAGAGGGAGGGTTTCCCCTCCCGCTAAAGTTAAGTTACGTCTGGTCCTACAAAGTCAATTGTGTACTCATCTGTAGCATCTACAGAACTTGGTAAGCCGTGGAAATTTACTTCCAAACTTACGATATCATCAATTGAATGTGTTGGCACCTCTAGATGGGCTGTATCTACATTGATAACCATTCTAGGAGTATTACTTGAACCACCAACTGAAAACGCTAAGTCAAACGAGTTGGTAATTTTTGTTGTTGCCTCAATAAGATCTTCAAACAAGTCAGCACTTGATGCACCGCTTGATGGAGTATTTAAGTAGCAAGTAAAGCTACCTG